GGAGCTTCTGTAGGAGACATTGTAGCTTTGAAAAAAGCAGCAGAAAATTCTATTGAAAACATTAATTTAGCTAATATTCCCAAGGACGTTGCTGACGCTATCAAGAAACAGTACGATTTTGCTAAAAAAACATTTAATTTTGGGTACAACAGTAAAGGAACTTTTTTCGAAGGAAAACCTTTGTATGAGAGACCTATGGCAAAAGAAATCTCTAAAGGAGAGAAAAATATCTTTGACATTAAACTCACAGAAGAAGGTAATAAGTATTATAGCGAAATAGTTAAGGATGTATTAAGTTTTGGATCGAAAGAATCCGTTGATGATCTTTATAAACTAATGGGAAAAGACGATGCACTGTTTGGAACTTTTATTAGAAAATATTTAGACGATGCTTATGAAAATACTGCAAAAGTCAAAGGAGCAAAGTCAGGATCTGAAACAGATAAAACATTTAACTTTCTAAACTTTGATCCTAAAAAATTTAGAGAAAACTTAGGTCTTCCTAGTTTTGAGACCTATGTTAAAGGTGGATCTAAAGGTCCAAAAGAAGAAGGTTTTTTAAGAGCACTAGAGCTCTACTCTAAATCTCCACAAGGAAAAAATATTAATCCAAATGATTTTGTTGACTTAGTTTATCTAATGGAAAAACACGGTAATGTTTATGTTCCTGATGCTGCTACTTTCTTGAGAAGAGCCTCGATGTTTGGTGGACTAAGTACTTTATTGGGACTTCACATGTTTGGTTATGGAGATGTGGGATCTACAGGAGCTAAGTTTGGTATAGGAACAGTTTTAAGTATGAGAGGAATAACTAAAATTTTAGCTAATCCTCAGAATACGAAGTTTTTGTTTGAAGCAATAGACTCTCGAATACCTTATTACAGAAGTTATAACGCTGGTTTAAAATTACTAGACATAACTTTAGACCATTTAACAGAAGAATCTTCTAAATACGTAGGAGAAAAAAGAGATAATATTTTAGAATACATGGACTTTGTTAGAGGAGTTAAGAAAATAGCTTTGGAAAACATGCCTGATAAAGACGCTGAAAGACCTATTGAACAACCTTTAGAGTTTCAAGAAGCATTAGATGAAGAAGATTTAACCATTCCTTCTAAATCAGGAGCCTCTGTTGATATACCAGTTCGTCCGACTATGCCTTCGCCAGACGCGATCCGTGGATCAGGAAACTTAGCTAACGTCATACCTCCAATTGACTTTTCTTCTCTAGGAGGAGGACAAGGTGGGGGAGCAACTAATCCACAAACCATGGCTAGTTTACAATCTGTAGGACTACCTCTTTTCCAAGCAGCTGAGGGTGGTATAGTCGATCTCTATGAGTCAAAAAAATTTAAAAAACCACAGGTGGTCGCATAATGGCAAGTCCTTGGGCACAAGCAAAAGCAGGACAAAAGATATCCGCCCCAAAACAGTCTAAATATCACGGGTATCAAGGTCAGGCTGGTGGATCTTCCTCTATTCCTTCACAAGGAAAAAGAGATGCATTTGTTCAGTTACAAAAACAAAAGTTTTTTGGTGATAGAGATGTGCCCGAAGAAAGAGTGCTTCGAAGAACTCGTCAAGAGGGAGGAATTAAACAATTTAAAGATGCTTTATTAAGAAAAGGAAGAGTAGCAAGTGGTGTTACAACTGCCTCTGGAGAACCTGTTTATCTTACTGATGTCCCAGGAGGAAGATCAGTATCTGATGTTGCTCAAAATTTAGCTTATCGATTTGGACCAACACCAAGAGAAGTTTTTGGTGATATTGGCTATGGCCTAGGAAGCATTGGTAAAGGAATAGGTAACTTTATTGGTAAAGGTGGTGTTCTTGGATCCGTTGCCTCTGATTTATTTCAAAGAATTAAAAGTGGAACTCAACAAGGAATAGAAACTGTTGGTGGTCTTTACGATAATTTGAGAAAAACCTTAGGTGGTGAACCACCTGTTGTTAATTATGGAGGAAGTAGCGATATAACAGTGACAGAGCAACCTATGTTCCCTTACAACTTTGAAACAATTATGAAACCAAAACCTGATCCTCTTTTACCAAGTGAAATGTCTCAAGAACAGTTTATGGAGTCTTATCCTGAACTGTATTCACAAAATCCTATGTTTAGACAACAAGTCTATGACCCTATAAGAGTGAGCGATATGGATATGTCAGGAGTTGTAGCTAGTAATGTAGGTCAAAATATTATAGGTAACCTACAAAATCTAAGAAATTTAGCACAACAATCTAATTTAAATAAAATTCAATTTGATCCCTTTAATCCAAATAGAATAGGATATAAAGATCAATTTATGTATAACAATACTCCTGTAAACTATAATATAGGCATTGGTAATCAAGGGATAGAAGCTGGTTTAAATTTTGCATTTAAAAAGGGAGGAAGTGTAGACAAATACGCTGGTTTAGGTTATAAACTTAAATAAATGAAATTAATTCAATTTATTATAAAAATATTTAAAAGAAAGGTAGAGAAAGATCCCCACGAAGAACACTGGGGAATAGGTGCATCATGATAAAAATTACAGAAGAACTTCGAGCTAGCGTTATCGCCCATGAAGGAATTGTGGACGAATTATATTTAGATTCATTAGGAAAAGCCACGATTGGCATTGGCCATTTAATACAGCCACATGAACGAGATAGATTTCCAGAAGGAAAAAAGATTTCTAGAGAAGAAATAGACGAGTTATTTGATATTGATATTAACAGAGCCGCGGCAGGCGCTGATTTATTAATTAGTGAATGTATCGGACACGAATTACCACAACATATAGGTGAAGTAATCGTGGAAATGGTTTTCCAACTAGGGACTCAAGGAGTTCGAAACTTTAAGAAGATGTGGAAAGCGATGAGAGTCAAAGATTGGAAGACAGCATCACTGGAAATGAAGGACTCGAAGTGGCATCAACAGACTCCAAAACGCTGCGAAGAACTAGCTGAAATAGTTGCGAATACGTAAGATTAGGGGCTTTCGCCCCTTTTTCCTACAGAGTTCTTCTAATAAAGTTTGGAAAGCGACCTTCTTGTTTAAAGGTCATATAAGCTGCAAACCAATCGTGTTTGTATTCAGCCTGACAAAACTCTTTAATTTGTTCGTCCTTATCTTCTTTAGCAAAGAAGTTTAGAAAGTGATTCATTGATCTTTTAGTTAAGTTAAACATTTTTATTTTCTCCTTGTGATAGATGTTTTATCCACATCTTAAAAAAAGAGAATTGTTGTTTTCGCACAATAGATATGATAAATTAATAGTTAGAATGATAACGACACAATATATAAGGAAGGTAACTTTGTTGTATATTGCAAAAAGTTTTTAGATTTAGTGCCTCTTGCAAAAACATCATAATTTATTAACAGTCGTTATCGTTCTCTTTAAGCCACTCCGTCAACTGACAGCATCTTTTCTAACTTATTCAAATACCATTGAGCTTTTCTGATATCTTCAATACCATTCTTCTCTCGATGTCTGGCCAGATATTTCCATATCTGACCTTTCAAATACCCAATAAACTCATCTTTAGTTAATTGAGATTCAATCGCATCGATTGTTTCAATAGTTTTGTTTTTATAATAATTAGGATTGATTTTATCACTCATTTTGCTTCTCCCCAGTTATTGCCTATCGCTACGTCGACTTTAGACGGAACGCTCATTTCTATTGTATTCTCCATAATATCAATGATTTTCTTTTGTGTTTCTGGATCATCTTTAAGACTGATTGCTAATTCATCGTGAATTTGAATCATTGGAGTAATACCTTCTTTGTCCAAATCAATCATTGCTTTCTTTGTTTGATCAGCAGCTGATCCTTGAATTAATCGATTTAAAGCTTTATAGGTCCCTGATCTTTTTAAAGGAGTGTATTCACCATACTCTTCTTTCGCTCTATCCAAAGGATACGCCTTATAAGACCCAAATGCTTTAGGTTCCCATAATTCAAAACGACATCTTCGACCTAAGAAAGTTTTAACAGCACCTCTTTTATTCGCATGATCTGATACTGCATCAGCTAACTGTCGAACAAAAGGAACTCTTTCATTATATTGTTTAATCAAAGACTTTCCTTCTTCTGGATCAATACCTAATTGATCGGATAATTTGCCTACGCCCATACCGTAAAATAGCCCTAAATTTATGGTTTTAGCGCTCTTACGAGGAATATTACCAATCTCAGCCATGATTGTATGAAAGTCAGTTTCTTTATCTTCATTGTAAGCTTTAACGATCTTTTCAGCACCCTCAAGCTTCACGATGTTCGCATAGTGGCTCACGAGTCGTGGCTCTTGCTGAGAGTAGTCAAAAGAACCCCACTTCTCATTTTCTTCTGGTAAAAATAATCCTCGAACCAAAGAACCAATTTTGATGTCGGACTCAGCGTCATCTTTAGCAGGAATTTGTTGAAGGTTAGGATTAGAATAACTAAATCGACCTGTCAGCGTACCACCATTTTCTGTTCGTAACTGATTAATATTGGCATGAATTCTTCCGTTATGCTGATACTTTTCAATCGTATGAAGGAACGTGGTCCGTGCCTTGTTGAAGTTTCTGGCCTGAACAATTGCTTTAGGAACAGGATGAGGATGAAACTCTAAAAAGCTTTTAGTAAAACTAGGATTACCTTTATCTGTTTTTGGATAATCAATTTTACATTGATCAAAAACTGTTGCGATAGAACGAGCCGCCCAAATATCACATTTTAGACCTGTCTCATCAAAAATAAATTTCATTAATTCATTTTCTTTTTTAACAAAAGTCTTCTCAGCTTTCTTTAATTTTTCTAAATCAACTCTCACACCTTTCTTTCTCATCTTCATGAGAATAGGAATTAAATCTGTTTCTAAATCAAAAACAGTTTGTAAGTCTTGTTGAGTGATTTCAGGTTTCAATCGGTCCCATAGCTTTAAACAAAGAACAGCATCTTGTTCAGCATACTCACCTACATATTGAGAAGGTATTTTATACATCTCACTTTTAGGATTAACACCCCATTGGGCTGCTGTTTCGTTTAGTAAAAATTCATTTTTACTTTCAGCTAAGTATTCTTTGGATACTGCATTTAATGAATAACTATACTTGTTTTCATTAATCAAAGGAGCCGCTATCATCGTATCAATAATACGACCATTCCACTTAACACCTTCAGCTTGTAACCAACCAAAGTCATAGGTAGCGTTATGAGCTATTTTCTCTCCTTCACCAGAGAGCATTTCATTAAGCCAGTCAAACACGACTCGTGGATCGTGGTTAAATCCTGTTTCATGTCGAATAGGATAATATCCTTTCCAACCGTCGACAGCGATTGCCACACCAATAATTTCTCCGTCATTGGTCGCCCAACCTGGACCTTTATCCATGATGTTCGGATCTTTTGTTTCTAAGTCAATTGCAATTTTATCTGCATCTTTAATGTTTGGGAAATCCATTGGTGGAACCCATTCTGATTTAGGTTTAAACATACCTATTTGTTTACTCATATTCTATATGCCTCTCTAGACTGTGGTGTTATAATGTAAAGGTTTTCCTTTGCTCTAGAAAAAGCAACATAAAATAATCGATGTTCATTAACAGGATTTTTGCGATATTCTTCATACGCCATTTTTCCTATATCCAGAGAAACAATAACATTTTCTGCTTCTCCACCTTTTTGTTGATGAATAGTCGATAAGGTTACTCTAGGCTCTAAAGCAAGATTTTCACCTCTAGTTTCTAAGTTCTCTAAATACGCCTTAGTTTCAGTATTGATTGTTGTCATTACTTCTGTCCAAGGAGTACCAAACTCAGCTAGTAGCCCAAAATCATCTTTTAAACTAATAAAAGATAACTTTTTATCTGGAAAAGCTTTTCTTTGTTCTGCGATTAATTTCTTATAACCACGAGCAACAAATTCTTTTCCAAGACACTTGTAGAGATTTTCTACTAATCGAATAGGAACTTCGTTAGTTTCTGATCTCATTAAATCTTTCCAAGTTAAAATTGCATTTCTTTCTTTTGTACCAACAGAATATCGATACTTACTATCTTTTAACTTTACTCTAAAGAAGATATTTTTCTTCCTCATTACTTCTTCCATATCATCTCGAATACTTCGAGTACGACCCATTAAGAGCCAAGTTCCTTCATTCATATCTAAATGAAACATTCCTCTAATAAATTCTACAGTACCGTCTCTATCAGCGGGAGACCATTTCACATCGTCGTATCCTATGATTTGTTCTTCGACACGATTAACAATTTCCCAAACTTTTCTAGGAACTCTTTTTGATTCATTTAAAATAATTAAATTTTTACATTCTTCTTTTATCTGAATAGCTTTTGATACATCTGCATCTGCCCAAGTATAAATCGCTTGATTAGGATCCATAGCTAAATAACTTTTCTCAGAATTATTCCAAATCTTTTCTGCCATTTTCCATTGGATCGTAGACATATCTTGAGACTCATCAAAGAAAACAACTTTAAAAGATTTATAAAAACTACCGTTAGCGTAGTTAGTAATTAAATCAGTAAAGTCTACTTTTGGTCCTTGATCTTTTACGATGTAACCAGTTTTACCACTGGTAAATTTTTCATAACCAAATTCTTTATAGTCTCTTAATCCTTTGTCGATATATTCTAATTTATGCCAAATAATATCTTTAGCAAACATAGTCCAACAATCACGTAAAGAAATATTTCTTCTTTTCGCTTTCTCTATAAGATCAATGTATTTGTCGTCATAGTTGTTGAAAAATATGTCATCGTCATTATTAACGTTAATACTAATCCTAAGTTCATTTGATACGTTTCTCCAATCATTGTTACTCATTATATGTTCTCTATTAAGACCCATTTGTCTTAACGCGAAAGAGTGTAAGGTACTAAAATTTTCTAATTGATTTGTAGGAACCTTAAACTTTTCTGAAGCTCTTTGTTTCGCTTCATCGACTGCTTTATTAGAAAAAGAAAAGAAAGCAATCTCATCAATTCCTACATCGTTAGCCAAATATTCTTCTATTT